CGTGCAGCAAATCTTCCTTCTTCTCAGATTGGAGTTATTGAAGTTCCTTTCAGAGGTCGTGTTTTAAAGATTGCAGGAGACAGAACATTCGAACCTTGGACAATCACAGTTCAGAATGACAGCAACTTTGGACTCCGTAATGCATTTGAACTTTGGGCATCTAGTATACAATCATATAACGAGAACTTTACATCTGCTGCAGGACTTGGTGATCAAGATGATAGCACTGGTTACTTTGCTGATATGAGTGTTCATCAGTTAGCACGTGATATCAAAGATGGTGAGAAGCCTAAGGTACTCAAGTCTTATAAGTTCTATAACGTGTTCCCAAGTAACATCGCCGCAATTGATCTAGATTATGGAAACAATGATGCGATTGAAGAATTCACAGTTGAACTCCAGACACAATACTGGACTCCTTTAACACCTACTTCGAATGACTGATAAATAGATCAGGACCAATTTAATCTAGAATATAATGGCAAATCAGCTCTTCGGATATAGTCTTGAAAGAGCGAAGAAGGTCCCCAAGGGGCCTTCTTTTGTTCAAAAAGATAATATGGATGGTTCGCAACCCATAGTGGGTGGCGGATACTATGGTTATTCTGTTGATTTTGACGGATCTATCCGCAATGATTATGAACTCATCACTCGTTATAGAGAGATGGTAATGAATCCTGAGTGTGATAGTGCAGTTGATGATATTGTTAACGAAACAATTTGTGGAAACTTTGATGATGTACCAGTTGAGTTGGAACTTTCCAACCTGAAGGTGTCGGATAAAATTAAAAAATTAATGAGGGAGGAGTTTGATGAAATTCTCCGTCTTCTTGATTTTGAAAATCGTGCGTATGAAATCTTCCGTAGATGGTATGTGGATGGAAGACTTTTTTATCACAAAGTAATTGACCCTAAGAAACCCAAAGGCGGTCTTCTTGAACTTCGTTACATCGATCCTCGTAAGATTCGCAAGGTAACTGAGTATGAGAATAAGCGTCCAGAGCAATTGCGTGGTGTAGATCTTAATACTCAACTAACACAAAAATCAGCAGAGTACTTCTTGTATAACCCTAAAGGTTTGAAGAACTCTACGAATCAGGGTATGAAGATTACTACTGATTCTATTACATATTGTCATTCAGGTATTCAAGACCTGAATAAGAACATGACTCTTAGTCACCTGCACAAGGCGATTAAAGCAGTTAATCAGTTAAGAATGATTGAAGACTCTCTTGTTATCTACCGTTTATCAAGAGCACCAGAAAGAAGAATTTTTTATATTGATGTAGGTAATCTACCTAAGAATAAAGCGGAGCAATATCTCCGTGAAGTGATGAGTCGTTATAGAAATAAGATGGTCTATGACGCAAACACTGGTGAGATAAAGGATGACAAGAAGTTCATGTCTATGCTTGAGGACTTCTGGTTACCACGTAGAGAAGGTGGTAGAGGTACAGAAATTTCTACACTTCCAGGTGGACAAAACCTTGGAGAACTTGAGGATGTAAAATATTTCCAGAAGAAATTATACAAAGCACTTAACGTACCTGGTTCACGTTTAGAAACAGAAACGACTTTTAATGTTGGTCGTGCTGCAGAAATTACTCGTGATGAAGTTAAGTTCCAGAAATTTATCGCACGTCTCCGCAAGAGATTTTCAGAACTCTTTATGGATCTTCTGAAAGCTCAAATAGTTCTTAAGGGTATTATAACTCTTGAAGAATGGGATGAGATGAAGACCCATATTCAATTTGATTATGTTGCTGACAATTACTTTACTGAACTAAAAGAAATTGAAATTCGCAACGAGCGTATGAATCAAGTTAATGTTATGGATCCTTATGTCGGTAAATATTTCTCTGTTGAATACATGCGTCGTCAAGTTCTGAAGCAGACTGACCAAGAAATGATAGAAATAGACAAGCAGATAGAAGAGGAAACTGAAGCAGGAATCATACAAAGTCCTGAAGAATTGGCAGCAATGGAAGCGGGAATTGATCCTGCTGCTGCTGGCGGTGGTGTCCCTGCACAGGAGGTAGCACCTAATCAATCCACAATTGATCCTGCGGATCAAAAGCGGGGAGAATTCTAAACTTACTAAATAATACTACAGTGGGAACATATTATGCCTAGTGATATTGCTAAACAAATCGTCCAACAAGTTTTTGGAGGAGATAAAGCAGCCGCAGTTGATTCAATTAATGATGCTTTGGGTGCTTCTACATATGATGCAATTCAAGCAAGAAAAGTTGAATTTGCAAAAGCGATGGGTTTTGAGTTAGATGATACTGCTCAAGATGCTGCTGATGAGATAGAGAAATCTATTGATGGAGTTGGTGATGCTGAAGTAACGGATGTTGATACCTCTGGTATTAGACTTCCTTCAGATCCAGATCCAAATGATCCACCTGCTGCTGAAACTGAAACACCCACAGAGGAACCTGAAACCATAGAGGAACCAAAAGATGAGACTGATAGCTGAAGAAATTACTGATGTCAAATTTCTCTCCGAAGAGAAAGATGGCAAGAAGAATTACTTTATTGAAGGTATTTTTCTACAAGCGGAATTAAAAAACCGTAATGGTAGGATGTATCCTCAAAAAACATTAGCACGTGAAGTTGCTAAATATGATGAGTCTTATATTAAATCTGGTCGTGCTCTTGGTGAATTAGGTCACCCTGACGGACCTTCTATTAATTTAGATAGGGTTTCACATAAGATCGAATCTTTGAAAGAAGATGGAAATAACTTCATCGGTAGAGCAAAGATACTTGATACACCAAACGGAAAAATTGCAAAGTCTTTACTCGATGAGGGTGTAAGACTTGGAGTTTCTTCCAGAGGAATGGGATCCATCAAGAAGGAATCTGATTGCAACATTGTTTGTGATGATTTCATGCTTGCCACTGCTGCTGATATTGTAGCAGATCCTTCTGCACCTGATGCTTTCGTAAATGGAATCATGGAAGGTAAAGAATGGGTATGGAATAATGGCATACTTCAAGAGTCTGCTGTTGCCCAAATCAAACAAGAAATTGATGAAGCAACTCTAATTAATCTGCAGGAGCGTAAAGTCTCCGCATTTGCAGCATTTTTAAAGAGTTTGTGATTTATAAATAAATAAAGATAACGCTAAAGCATACACGGAGTTCAAACAATGGCTGAGACCTCAACACTCGATAAAGAGTTAGATAACATGGAAGAAGTGACCGAAGGTTCTAACGCAGTTACTAAAAACGCCAAGCCTGCTGAAAAGATTGATACATCTAAATCAACCGATTCACTGGGTGGAAGTGGTAAGAAAGTAATTCACGTAGACACGGATTCCTTGGAAGGTGCCGCTGGCACAAAGAACGCAGGAAAATCTGCTGCTAACTCAGTTAGCGTAGAAGGTTCTAAATCCTTGGCAACCAAACCTAGTGCAGCATCTGCAAAACAAGAGGAGGTAGAGACCGATGACAGCGAAAAGGAAACAATCGCTGAAACCGACCTCGACTTTACTGAGGATGTTGACGCTCTTGTCGCTGGTGAAGAGCTCTCAGAAGAGTTTAGAGCAAAAGCAGCAACAATCTTTGAAGCAGCTGTAACAAGCCGTGTAAACAAAGAAGCAGCAGCGTTACAAGAGGCGATGGAATCTGCCTTAACTGAAGAAGTTGAAAAGATTCAAACAGAATTGGCCGAGAAGGTAGACGATTATCTCTCTTATGCCGCCGATCAGTGGATGAAGGAAAATTCCCTTCAGATCGAGCACGGCATTAAGACCGAGATGGCAGAATCGTTCTTCAACGGTCTAAAAGGTCTCTTCTTAGAGCACAACTTTACAGTGCCTGAGGAGAAATTCAACCTGCTTGATGGTATGGCAGGTGAGTTAGATGATATGGAAGCTAAACTCAACGAGCAAATCGATTCTAATGTTGCTTTGAACAAGCGTATTGGAGAGTTTGTTAAAATGGAAATTGTGAACGAATGTGCAGTGGGACTCGCTGAGACCCAAAAAGAGAAGCTTGCTTCTCTCGCAGAGGGTGTTGAGTTTGAAACTGAAGAGGACTTTAGAAATAAGGTCAATACGATCAAGGAATCATATTTCACTAGGAAGGCTGAAGTTGTTACTGAAACAACTGAACCCACCGAAGAAAGTTCTGAACCCCTTGTCGAAAGCACAACTAGCGGTACTATGTCTAAGTACGTAGATGCAATCGCTCGTTGGTCCAAATAATTAATAATCAAAACTACTTTTAAAGAGACAAATGTCTATTAAACAACTCCAAGAAAAGTGGGCACCCGTTCTGAATCACGAAGCTCTTCCAGAGATTGACGATTCACATAAGCGTGGCGTAGTCGCACAACTTCTTGAAAACCAAGAAAAAGCACAGATCGAAGAAGGACAAGTCCTTAACGAAACTCTGCAAACAACAGGTTATACCAACGCAAACACAGCTACTGGCGGTGTTGCTGGTTTTGACCCAGTATTGATCAGTCTTATTAGACGTTCAATGCCACAACTAATTGCATATGATATCGCTGGCGTTCAGCCAATGACTGGTCCTACTGGACTTATCTTTGCGATGAGAACTAACTACGGTTCAGAGCGTAGACCTGCTAACAGCGACTTCCGTGAGGCATTCTTTAACGAGCCTAACGCTGGTTTCTCTGGTGGAAAGGGAGAAGGATTATCAAACTACGATCCTACTGCTTCTTCTTCTGGTGTTAACGACGCTGAAGGTGCTAACCCTGGACTTCTTAATGATTCTCCTGCTGGTACTTACGAGCAGACAGGCGATTCTACTGGTATGACAACCGCTACGGTTGAAGCACTAGATGATTCATCTGCGAACAATGAATTCCGTGAAATGGGATTCGCCATTGAGAAGGTAACTGTAACAGCCAGAGCACGTGCTCTAAAAGCTGAGTACAGCATTGAGCTTGCTCAGGACTTGAAAGCAATTCATGGTCTTGATGCCGAGCAAGAGCTAAGCAACATTCTCTCAACAGAGATCCTTGCTGAAATCAACAGAGAAGTTGTTAGAACTATCTACACAAACGCTGTTGCTGGTGCTCAAAACAATACTGCTACTGCTGGTATCTTCGACCTTGACGTTGACTCAAATGGTAGATGGTCAGTTGAGAAATTCAAGGGACTACTCTTCCAGATAGAAAGAGATGCTAACGCTATCGGTCAGCAAACTCGTCGTGGGAAGGGCAACATCTTGATTTGCTCTGCAGACGTTGCTTCTGCTCTAGGAATGGCTGGCGTTCTTGACTACGCTCCTGCTCTTAATGGTAACAACGCATTAACTGGTGTAGACGATACTTCTTCTACTCTCGTTGGTACTCTTAACGGTAAGATCAAGGTCTACGTTGATCCTTATTCTGCTAACGTTGCTGATAAGCACTTCTACGTTGCTGGATACAAAGGAACTTCTCCTTATGACGCTGGATTGTTCTATTGCCCTTACGTGCCATTGCAGCAAGTCAGAGCGATTAACCCAGATACATTCCAACCCAAGATTGGATTCAAGACTCGTTACGGTATGGTTTCTAACCCATTCTCAGGCGGTCTTACTCAGGGATCTGGTGCTCTTACAGCTAATGCTAACAAGTACTACAGACGTACACAAGTTGCTAACATCATGTAATCCAAGTATTACATATACTAATCAGAGACTCCTTCGGGGGTCTCTTTTTTTGTGCTATATTATGGAAGTCGGTGAAGGGACTGTCGCCTATTGGTTAAGGCCCACTGCTTATAACGGTGTGAATCGGGTTCAATTCCCGACAGTCCTACCTTGACTCAGTAGCTCAGTGGACAAG